AAAGATATGAATGGAAATAAAAAGACAATTTTGACAGAGGATTTGACAAAAGAGCAATAAACCAATAGAAAAATATATTTATATCTGATTAATTGTATAAATTGATGAAAAAAATAAAACATTCAAAATTTAAAAATACAGGATTCATTTTTGAATTGCTTGTAAGACAAGTTACATCTGAAATATTATCATCCAATAAATCTGTAGCTGAAACTATATTAAAAGAATTTTTTAATTCTAAAAAGGAATTATCAAAAGAATTGAAATTATATCAATATTTGATAAACGAAAAGTATAATTCCGAAACTAAAGCTGAAAAGTTTATTGATACAATATGCGAAGCTAGGAAGAGGTTGGATGAGAAAAAACTAACAAAAGAGAAATACGTCTTAATAAAAGAAATTAAAGAGAAGTACAATATAGATGAATTTATAAAATCACCAATTTCTAATTATAAAACATTAGCGTCTATCTATAAAATATTTGAGGTAGTAACATCGGAGGAACAATATGAACCGACTGATATAGTAAATTCACGATTTACTATTACCGAAAATATTATAAATACTTCTATACAAAATAAAGATTCAAAAATAAAAGATGCCGTATTGGAGCAATATAAAAAACAAGATGAAGATTTAAGATCAATATCTTATAAATTGCTTGTAGAATCTTTTAATAACAAATATAAAAACCTCACAACCGAACAAAAGGGATTATTGAGAGAATACATTAATAACATCAATAATACCGGTAAATTAAACGAATATGTCTTTAGTGAAGTTTTTAAATTGACAAATGAATTAAAAGAAATAGGTTCAAAGATATCTGATAAAGTTACTAAAATAAAATTAGCAGAAACGATATCAAACATAAAAAAAATTAAATCCGTTAAAAAGGTAAAAGAACAACATCTATCAGCAATGATGATGACATATGAACTATTAGCAGAACTTAAAAAAAATATAAAATAAAATGACAAATTATAGAGCATATGGCGCCGTAGAGGTTACAGGTAGTTTATCGGCTCCTGGAAATTCTTGGGGTGTTATGAGAATGACAAGTACTTGTTCGGGATCAATTACATTGGCAAACGATAGTACCGTAAAAGCTGAATATCTACAACAAGGACAACCTTTTCCTTGCTACGTAAAAAGAGTAGCAATGACTGCAGGATCAATTTATATTTTAGTTTAATATGACAAACGAAAATAAAATAATTCAATTAAAAGAACGAATTCGTAAGATTGTGAGAGAAATGAACACAACTGCGAATGTTCAAGGGTACAATACACCAAAGGCATTTGGTAAGCCTGATAATGAAAAAAAGAAAGGAAAACGATTTGCAGATTTAACAGGATATTCGGCTGTAAATGAAAATCGTTGGTTGGAATTGAAAAGAGATGAATCAACCGCACAATCTAAAATAGGTAGGGGTATATCGAATATCAATAAACAATTAAAAGAAATGGAAAGATTTCTCAATTGGTATGGTAAGATTAAAAACGAAAGTGGTGTAGATAACAAATCTTATTGGAAAAGGACAAATAATCATATTTATGCTATAAAGGAAAGATTAATTAAATTAGACCAAAAAATTAGACAAATATCAGAATAATATGAATAAAAACGAATTAGTACAACTTATTAAAGAAGTAATGGCGGAAGAGCAAGATTATCAGGCTCTTTTTAAACATATGTTAGACAAGACGGGTAAAGATATTAGTTCTATGTCTGATGATGATAAGAAGAAATTCTTCAACGCAGTAGATAAAGCATATAATGCAAAGAAAGAGGGTAAATTGGTTGGACTGCCAGAAGAATTGACAGATAAACAAAAGCAAATTGATGTTGATAAAGATGGTGAAATTGAAGGATCAGATTTAGCAACATTGAGAGCAAAAAACGAAGAAAAAAAAAAGTAAATGAAAACTTTGCCGTAGGATTACTATCCGTTTTGAGTAGTATTATCATTGGTAAAGTTGTTTTTTATTATTTGTATGAGTTGGTTAAAAAGGGAGTTGATTATTTTTCCGGAAAACCAAACTACAAAAACGCGGTTAAAAGGGTTTTGGATTCAATGGCAAACAATAAAAGAGTTGCTGATGACATATCTAAAATGATTGACCCACAAAGAGGAATAGATAGTGTGACTGCAGATAAGATAGTGAAGATGGGATATGTTCAGACTAATATTCAAAGAGTTATAAGTAAAGATAAAGATGAATTAGATAAGACGGAATTAGAAAATCAATTAAAAACTATAATTTCAAAGTCTTGGAATGATTTAGGTGATAAGGCAGTAGATAAAGTAAAAAATGATTTAAAAAAATGAATAAGAATCTTCTGATAGAAACAAATCTTTTTGAAGCAAAGCTTGTAAAGGAGGAGAATGGAACTTATTTAGTTTCTGGTATCTTACAGAGAGCGGGAGCTCCAAATCAAAATAATAGAAGATATCCAAAAGAAATTCTTGAAAGAGAGTGTAAAAAGTATAATCAACTAATTAAAGAAAGAAGAGCATTGGGTGAATTGGATCATCCAGACTCCCCAGTAATAAATTTAAAAAACGTATCACATAATATCAGAGAAATTTGGTGGGAGGGTGATGATGTTATGGGAAAAGTTGAAATATTATCAACACCATCCGGCAATATCCTAAAAGAACTATTAAAGAATAATATTCGTTTGGGAATTTCATCGAGAGGATTGGGTTCTGTAAAAGAACTTAATGATGGAACTGTTATGGTACAAGAAGATTTTGAATTGGTAGGGTGGGATTTTGTTTCCAATCCATCAACACATGGCGCATTTATGGCACCATTACAAGAAAGCAAACAATGGGCAAAGATAGCAGAAGAATGTGGAAAATGGTGTAGGGCACAAGACCTTATGAGAGAAATTATAATTGAATTAAATTAATATAAATGGCAAAGTTAGTAAATTTTATACCTGGTAGACAAATCCAAAAAGAAGCATTGGATGATATGGATGCACCATTGCCGGCCCAAATGGAACGGTTTTTGGATAGAGCCATAAGAGTAATTAGAGGATATAATTTATCTAGAAAAAAAGAACAATTTGTGATAGCAAAGATTATTGATGCATTGGGATTAAGCCCGGCCGAATTATCACAAGCAGTTCAAAAATTGAAAAAAAATAAAGTAGTAAGTAGATTAAATGAAGTTTCGGATGTGGATATTCCATCATTGGTTAAAAAAATAGAAAAACATACAGATAGAAATGCACATACCGATGCGGTAATTGAATTAGCAAAGTTTTTAAAACAAAAAAAGTTTGAAAATATTTTAAATTCAATTATGGATATTCATCTTGAAATGGGTAGTATGCCAGCAGAACTTTCAAAATTGAGAGGACAAATATTGGATGAACTTATGAAGATGGTAAGAAATAAATACGGAAACGATATTTATAAACAAATAAATTCGGTATACTAATGATAAAATTAAAACATATATTAAGAGAAACTGAAGAATTTCAGCAGCTGCCATCCGAAGTTAAAAAACACTTTTTAGAAATCATTTCAACGTATGGTCAGCATAGAGAGAGTATGCAAAGAAAATCTGATATTAGACAGATTGCGGAAACTTTGGGAGCTATAGCAGATGCAGCACAAGAATACACTTTAAGAGAAGGTGGTGATTGGTTTGATAGAGTAACTATTAAGAGAAATATGAATGAACTTAAAAAGTTACAATCTGCATTCGAAAAGGAATCAGTAGAAGCAAAAGCGCAAGAACAAAGATTAGAAGCTCTTTACGAAGATATGGGACATGTGTTGGGTAGATACTTTGAAATAGCAGAAATAACAGAAGAGCAATTGCACCAAAGATTGGGATTACAGGAAAAAGCACCCGAAGGATGGGAAAAAACTGTAAAAGCAATGAAAGATGAGCCAGAAGTGGATAACCCATGGGCATTGGCACATTGGATGAAAGGACAAGGATATAAATCCCACAAAAAATAATTATGGAACAATTAGCATCACTTTTATTACATAGTAGAACACAGGCACACACATTTCATTTAGGTGTGAAGGGTGTAGGTGCATTATCTGCACATTTGGCATTAGGTCACTACTATGATACAATCGGTGGTATGGTAGATGGGTTAGTTGAGGTTTATCAAGGAAAAGAAGGATTAATCAAATTACAACCTATAAGTGGGTTGGATACAAATTGTGATATAAAAAATATTATTGCATATTTTGATAAGTTGTGCAAAATAGTCGCAAAGTTACGTCAGGATGAAAAACTACAAGATAGTTGGATTCAGAATGATATTGATACGGTAGTTTCGTTACTTTATTCTACAAAGTACAAACTAACCTATCTACAATAATGCCCTTATCGGAAAAACAATCTAGCTTTATATCTAATAATTGGAGTATCATTGTAGGTATTCTTACGGTAGCATTTGCTGCAGGTGGTATATTTAGTGAATTTCGTTTGATGCATAAGGAAATTGATGAAATAAAAAAAGAAACAGATTCAAAGGTTCAACAAATTATAGAAGAAAGAGAACGAAAAAATAATTGGTTGCAAGAACAAGAAGAAAGAATAGATGAGTTAGAAGAATGGAAATCATTTGAAGATGGCAGAAAATCAAAATAATTTTACAGATACATTCTTTTCAAAGTTAAAAGAACAATCATTTACCATCATTATATTGGTTGGTGTAATGTTATATCAGAATTGGATATTCACAAATCAAATGAGTGAATACAAAACCATTATAAATGAAAAAGAGCAATTGGTTTTAAAATTAACAGAAGAAGAGAGACAGAGATTGATTGAAAGAGAAAAATATCTGATATCACAAAGAGATGAATTTATTGAAGAATTGAAAGAATTGGCCAAAAACCAAAAATAATTTTTCAAAATTAGTATTTTCTTTAGTTTTCTAAAAAATTTTTATATATATTATCAAATATCCCATTACATATGGGATTTCTACATTTAGACATAGTTGATTAATGAATACCCTTCTCTTATAAGGTGTGACCGAACAATCAGCATAATTACATTGGAGTTTCCTACGAAATAACTTCACTAACAAAATTAAGGAGAAAACAAAATGGCAAATTCAAAATTGTTAAAAGAAGCAATTGCCGATGCTAAAGCCGTAAAAGAAACCGCATTAGCAAACGCAAAACTCGCTCTTGAAGAAGCATTCACTCCAAGACTTCAATCTATCTTATCTCAAAAATTGAGAGCAGAAGCTGAAGAAGAAAAGGATAATGAAGCTAAACCAGTAGACGAGGAATTGGATTCTACAGGCATTGGTTCTTCTACTTCTAATCCTAAATTAGATGCTCATACTGAATTTGAGGCTGGCTCTACTGAAACATCTTCTGCTGCACCAGGTGCAGAAGTTGATGATTACAAAAAGGTAGCAGACATCAACGAAGAAGAAGGTATGGAAATGGGTGATGACGAAGCTGAAAAGCAAAACGAAATCGCACAATTAAAAGCTAGATTGGCAGAATTAGAAGCTGGAGAAGGTAATGATGAAGAAAATCCAATGGGAATGGATGATATGGGTTCAGAAGATGAATTCAATTTCGATTCCGAAGAAGGTGATGGTGAAGAATTCGATGCATCGGGTTCCGAAGAAGGTTCGGATGAAGATGATTTGGATTTGGAAGCTATTATCAGAGAACTTGAAGCACAATTAGGTGATGAAGAAGGTTCTGAAGAAGTACCTGCAGAAGAAGATCCAATGGCTGAAAATTTAGCAGATGGTTCAGAAGCAGGAACTGATAAAGGCGAAGACCCTAAAGTTGTTGTAACCAACGAAGAAGAAGAAAAAGAAGATGACAAAGAAATGAAAGATGAAGTTATCGATTTAGAAGAAATTCTTCGTGAAATGGAAAAAGACATGAAAGATGGTGAAGAAGAAAAGAAAGATGCTGCAAAAGATGCAGAATTGAACGAAGCTTACAAAACCATCAGGTCTCTTCAAAAAACAATCAACGAAGTGAACTTATTGAACGCTAAGTTGTTGTTCGCAAACAAATTATTCAGAGCTCATAACATGACCAACGAACAGAAGGTTAAAGTTATCGAAACTTTGGATAGAACAAAATCAGTTAGAGAAGTTAAATTGGTATACTCTACATTAGCAGAGAATTTCAAATACACATCTTCTAACAAATCTACTAAAAAATCTATTTCTGAAGGAATCGCATCAAAAGCAGTTAAATCAACTGCACCAAAGGCAGCAGCTAAGCAAGTAATTGCAGAATCTGCAGATTTCGCAGACAGATTTAAAAAGTTAGCAGGTATTATTAAGTAATTAACAAAAATAATTAAAATTAATTAAAATGGATTTAAAACAAATTATGACAGGAAAGAACCCACAGTCATTAATGCTTGAGCAAACTAGAGGTTTGAAAAGCAAGTGGGAAAAAACTGGATTACTCGAAGGAGTTGGTTCAGAGACTTCAAAGCATGGTATGGCAGTAATGCTTGAAAACCAAGCGAAGCAATTGCTTGATGAGGCTACCAGAACTGGTACTTCAGCGGGTTCAGAAGAGTGGGCAGGTGTAGCTCTTCCATTGGTTAGACGTATCTTCGGTAGCATCGCTGCTAAAGAATTCGTTTCTGTACAACCAATGAACTTACCATCAGGTCTTATTTTCTACATGGACTTCAAATATGGTACTGATACCGATACAGGTAGACCAGCATCTGGTTCTTCAATGTTCGGTAATGGTGGTACTTTCGGTAAAGATTCTTTGGCACCATCTGGTGACAAATTGGGATCTACTCAAGCTACCGAAGGTGGTCTTTACGGAGCAGGTAGATTTGGATACACAATCAACGATACATCCGTAGCAGCTGCAGCAACTGTAGGTACTGCATCTATCGCTGATATTGCATATGATTTATCAAACACAACATTATCTGCTTCATTAGCGGCTGATAAAGTAAGAAAATTAACTGTTGCATTACCATCTGATGCTGATTTCAATGGTGTAAGAGCTTTCGATTTAGTTCAATCTGGATCTGGATTTACTCTTTATCCACAATTCACCGTTAAAACCGGTACTAATGTAACATTCGTTGCAGCTTACACTGCAGCTAACCCATTAGCTGGTGATGCTACCGTAGGTTCTACTTTGGCATACCACAAACAACCAACCGATATCACAAGAGGTGATTTCGAAGATAGAGGTTCTGACCTTCCAATCCCAGAAATCGAATTGGAATTGAAATCTGAACCAATCGTTGCTAAAACTCGTAAGTTAAAAGCAATCTGGACTCCAGAATTGGCACAAGACTTGAATGCATACCATTCAGTAGATGCTGAAGCTGAATTGACTCAAATGCTTTCTGAATACATCTCTCTTGAGATTGATTTGGAAATCCTTGAGATGTTGCAGCAAAACGCATTCACAACTGATTACTGGTCTGCAAGAGTTGGATATGATTGGAACGGTGCGGCATTCGCTATCGATTCAAACGCAGCAGCAGCTTCTGCTTACACAAAGAGCACTTGGTATCAAACATTGGGTATCAAATTGCAGAAAGTTTCTAATAAGATTCACCAATTGACTATGAGAGGTGGTGCAAACTTTATCGTTTGTTCTCCAAACGTAGCTACAATTTTGGAATCTATGAACGGATTCTCTGCTAACCCAGGTAAAGATGCTTTACAGTTCGCAGCTGGTGTAACTAACATCGGTTCTATCTCTAACAGATATGATGTTTACAAAAACCCATATATG